CCGGGATATCCCTAGCAAGCGCAGTGATGAGCTTTTCCTCTTTTGTTCCTTCAGGGAGAGGTCCGTTCATAATAACCTTGTTCACAGCATTGGGGCTCATGTCCGACCTTGTTCCTCCCATTGCATCTGCGAATTTCATCACAGTGTTAGGTAGTTTGTTAATGATACCGTCTATCGGATTTTCAACTGTACTAATGACAGTATCTAATAGACTTGTACCAATATCGATGGCTGTTCCAATGTTGCTAATAAGATCTTTCTTCTTCGCTTGCGGTCTTGCAATTTTTCGCGTGCTCGCTTTTGGTATTGTTTGTTTTTGTTTTTGTTTTTGGGTTTTTGGTGGGTGGTTTGATTTTGCAACTTTCTTGTTGTGTTTTGGAATGTTTGTTTTAGAATGCATGGATATTAATCGGCAGGGTGTAATAATTGAAAATCCCAGGGGCGCCACCTGGCACTATCGTCGTATCTAAAATAAGCTCATCATAGTGTTTCTCTATCCTGCGTTGCATTGAAGGTAAAATTCCAAATGCCTGACAAAACGATGCTCTCGACTCAACAGTCGTCGGAACATCAATTTTTGCCAATCCTTTTGACAATTGGTAAAATCCTGATTCATTTAAACGGAATGAATTACCGGTTCGTGTTTTAACAGAATCACATCCTCTTCCTAAACACTTGTAGAAAGAAGACATGATTGGTACTCCGTTACACAACGCGAGCCCACAGTCTGATACAGCTTTTCTCCATGCCATGAATCCTTTCTCGCTGTAAGAATGAACACAAGTTGTGTCCTTGCTTAAGCAAACACGTGGATCCCTACACATGACATATTTTGAGAGGCCGTTCAGTACTGGTTGAGTTTGACAGAAAACTATCTGTTCAAAAATACTCACTGCTGGTTCAACTACTATGTTGTATCCATATCGTAGAAAATATGGACTAATAGTCGACATGACTTTTGTCAAGAATCTGCGAGACGTAATCAATACGTTATCATCTCCATTGTTGACAATTACAGCTGGCACTTTATTTACCTTCAAATAGTGAAGTAACAAATGTACCATAATTATGCAATTGCCCAATGAAGTGTTCATGTCACCAGAGCATCTGATTCCCGTTTTATTAAACGCGATCTTGAAGCCATCTGATGTAAAACATCTTGCATGAGTCGTGAGTTGCCACTGTAGCAATGTTTCTAAGTATTTGTCGCCTTTGTACAAAGACTTATAGATGGAATGTTCGAACATGAGAGCCATCCTACTACAATGCTGATCGAATCTTGATGCGTCCAAGCCTATGGCAATTGGATCGTCAAATTCTAACCATGCTTTTCGCAGATTGCTAGCTTGTTCTTCCGCGTTCATTCCTTTATAAACGCATGCATGTCCTCTATAGTTCAATATATCAAAAGCCCTCAACATAGTGTGCTCGTGATGCCTTATATACCTTCCAAGTTCCATGTTATAGAATGGGTCTCTTGGGTTAATACCTCTGTATACAAGGTCTTTTTCTATCTCGGGGGTATCGTTTTGCGTTACTATTAACTTCTCCACTTTCACAAAGAAATTTGTGAATGAATGCTTCCTTTCTGCTAAATCACTTGCCAAGTGGTTTGCGTTTACCTGTTCATACAATTTCCGCTTCTGACTGGGAGACTCAGTCACGAACTCTTTTCGAGTTTTC